CAAAAGTTTTGTTAGATAATTTTTTTATTATTTTTTTAATCATATTTATTTCATTATGAAATTCATAAATTACACCTACTCCACAATATGAATATACTACCGTTTCTATAATTTCGTCCATTGTTTCATCTGTTATAAATTGTGTATAATGATCGTTATTAGACCAAAATATTGTAACATGATAATTTTCAAGATTATTTTTTGGTTCTACAATTAATTTAATGTCATGAATATGAGAATATCGTAAATTACAAGAAATAATATGATCAAAACATTTAATAATATGTCCTCCAAGAGACAATTTAACATCACAATTAAAACCTTGAAACCCAACTAAGATTTTATCTTGTTTATTATTTTTATCAAATATTATATTTTCAAGATTAAATAGTTGTTCTTCTTCATAATCGCAATTATCATTTAAAGTATTATTATTTTTTATAGAAGTATTATTATTTTTTATAGAATTATATATTATATTTTGTACTTCACTCATAATAAATTATTTATGATATATTTATTAATATACTTTTTTTTAATATATTATTTTTAATTTCTTCTTTATTATTATTTTTATTTAATTTTTCACAACTATAAATAACCATTTTTAAGTTATTCAACAATTATATTATTAAATTATAATTAATTATTTATTTAGAAATTAATAAAAAAATATTTTTACTTCTTTACATATTTTAATGTTAATAATTAACTTTTTTTATATACTAAATATTATATTATGAATGATATAATTGAAGAAAATATTAAACCAAATAAAAAAGAACAAGACTTCACATATCCAAATGTAAATGATGAAGATATACAATCCAAAATATATACTAAAAGAGAATTTTATTATCACAAAATGCCTGAAAGACCTAAAATAAAAAATGATGAAGATATAATGAAATATAGAAAAAAAGTATGTAATATATCAGGTAGTCTTCCTCATCAAGATTTAATAAGTAATTTTATTAATCCAAATACACCATATAAAGGTTTAATAGTCTATCACGGAACTGGAACTGGTAAAACATTTGTTGGAATAACTACCGCTGAAAAATTTAAAGAGCAATTTCAAAGATATAATACAAAAGCACATATTATTGTTCCTGGACCAATTATTAAACAAAAATGGAAAAAAGATATTATTACTGGAACTGGTGACACATACTTAAAACAAAATGAAAGTTTAATTTTTATGAATGAAGAAGATTTAAAAAAACAAATGTCCAAAGCAGAAAAAGCATCACAAGAATTTTATAGAATACATTCTTATAAAGGATTTTCTAAAAAAATTTTAGGTGATAAAATTATCACAAAACAAATAAACGAAAAGGGTAAAATTGTATCAAAAGCAAAAAAATCATCTTTTGGTTCATATGAAAGAGAATTTAAAGGAGAACGTATTTATTCTTTAGATAATTCTTTATTAATTGTTGATGAAGCACAAAATTTTGTTAATGATAGTGATAATTCTGAAGCATTACAAACTATTATTGAAAATTCAATAAATCTTAAAATATTATTATTAAGTGCTACACCTATGAATAATAAAGCTGATGAAATAATTTCATTATTAAATTATTTAAGACCTAAAGATGACCCAATAGAAAGAAGTAAAATGTTTAATTCAAAAACAAACTATGAAATGGATTTAAAACCAGATGGACTAGAATATTTTAAAAAGATGTCAAGTGGATATATAAGCCATTTAAGAGGAGCTGACCCTTTAACTTTTGCTTTAAAAAATGAATATGGAGTTAAACCCAAAGGTTTAATGTTTACTAAATTAGTTCAATGTCAAATGAATAAGTTTCAATTAGATACTTATAATCAAGTTATAAAAAAATTAGAAGTAAATAGTGATGGTTTAGATACTAAACAAGTTGCTGTTTCTAATTTTACCATTCCAATTTTAGATGAAAATAAAAAAAATATTATTGGATCATATGGATCTGAGGGATTAAAAGAAATTAAAAATCAAATTAAAAATAATTATGATACACTTAATAAATTAATTGGAACACAAATTTTAAATGAAAAAAATTCAAAAGAAGAATTTATTAATTATAATAATGAAACAAATAATATCACAGGAAAAATATTAAACAAAAAATATATTAAATATTTTTCACAAAAATTTTATACAATAATAGATGATATTGATAATAATTTATTTAAAAGTGATAAAAATAATTCATCTATTGGTTTTGTATATTCAAGATTAGTCTCTTATGGAATTAATCTTTTTCAAGAAATATTATTAGAAAATGGTTATTTAGAATATGACGAAAACTCAACTAAATATAATATTAAAGATAATACAATTTGTTATTATTGTGGAATTCAAAAACAAAATCATAAAAATACTTCAACCCATACTTTTAAACCCGCCACATTTCTTAAATTAACAGGTCAAGATAATGATGATACAAATGTAGAACAAGATGTAAAAGTTGATTATGTAGATAAAGTTTATAGTAATATTAAAAATAAAGAAGGTAAAAATATAAAATTATTACTCGGTTCAAAAGTTTTAACAAGTGGTTTTAGTTTAAAAAATGTTGGAAGTGTCCAAATAATTGAAGCACCATATACATTAGGTGAAGTAGAGCAAATTGTTGGTAGAGGTATTCGATGGTGTTCTCATATGGATGTAATGAATATTAATAATATGTATCCTAAAGTTAAAGTTTTTAAATATGTATCATCATTAAAAAATAAAATGTCCGCTGAAGAAGAATTATATTATAAAGCTGAAATCAAATATTTATTAATTAAAAAAGTTGAAAGAGCAATGAAAGAAAATGCTATTGATTGTCCCTTGAACTTTACTGCCAATATGTTTGAAGAAGAAATGAAACAACATAATAAATGTAAAGAACCTAATGAGGATATGAGAAAAGAAGCTAAAACAGAATTAAATAATTGTCCTGCTTTATGTGATTTTACGGTTTGTAATTATAAATGTGATGGTAAAGAATTAAATTTAAAATATTATGATAGAACAACTAATATTTATAAAAAATTAAATAAAAAAGAATTAGATTATTCAACATTTACATTAAATATGGCAAAAAAAGAAATTAATAGTTCAAAAGAAAAAATAAAAGAATTATTTATTGTTAATTATATATATAAATTAGATACAATTGTTGATTATATTAAAAATAGTTATGATGATGATAAAAAAGAATTATATTCTAATTTTTTTACTTATAAAGCACTTGATGAATTAATACCCATAACACAAAATGATTTTAATAATTTTACTGATATTATATATGATAAAACATATACACCAGGATATTTAATTTATTTAGATGGTTATTATATATTTCAACCTTTTGATAAATCAGAAACATTACCTCTTTATTACAGAAAAAATCCTAATATACAATTTGATACTGAATTAAGTCTTAACACTTTCCTTAAATTAAATCCTGAAAATATTGAAAAGGAATTAGAATTAGAAGAAGAAGAAGATTATTATGATTTAAGATATGATTTTTTAAGTGTCTATAATTATTATAAAAACAGAAATGAATTTTCATTTGTTGGAATTATTGATAAAGAAACTGAAACAACTAATAAAACAATTGATAAATTAAAAGATGTTTTTAAATTAAGAAGTAAATTAAACAAACTTGATAATAAAAAAAGAGGAACTAATATACAAACATTTAAAGGTTCTGTGTGTCATAATTCTAAAACACGAAAATATTTAGATGATATAGCTATAAAACTTAAAATTAAAGATTTTAAAAATTACAATAGAGAAAACTTATGCAAAAAAATAATGGAAAAATTATATCAATTAGAAAAATATTCCACTGGAGATAATAAAAAAACATATCTTGTTATTCCAGCTAACCATCCTAAATATAAATTCCCAATTAATTTAGAAGATCGTGTTGAATATTTAAAAGAAAAAGTTTTTGATATTCTACAAACAAAAGTTAAATTTAATAAAAAATCTAATAAAAATAAAACAGAATATATTTTATCATTTGAAAATAATGTTAATAATGAAGATAAAGAAATTTTATTAAAAGATGGATGGAATGAAAAAAAAAAAAATAATTTTGAAATAATTATTGAATAAAAATAACTATTACTTAATTATTTATAAAATTTTTATTTTTTTATAATATATTTTTATAATATGAAAGATATTAATACTGAAAGTTTTGAAGAAATTAATACTATTGAAAATTTTAGAGGAAGAGGTGGTGGAATGCGTGGTGGTAGAAGTGTAAGTCCTGTTAGAAGAGGTGATATGAGAAATGTTGGAAGAAGACTTGATAGAGGTAGGGTTGATAATAGAAATTTTGGTGGATTAAGAAGAGAAAAACCTAAATATGGTGGTAGAGGTCCAAGACCAAGACATGGATTACCAAGATATAGAAGAAGAGTAAGACCATATTATAGAAGACCTTATTTTAATACTAATTTATCTTTTTACAATCCATATTATTATTTATTTCCATTATATGATGATAGTGGAACAGTTATTTATAATTCAATTAATGATGTTGATGATGAATGTAGAGATGAATGTCTTAAAGAATGTAATAATAATGATTTAAAATGTTTAGCGAATTGTTATTTAGATTGTAGAGATGAAACAGAAAAATTTGAAACATCAAGTAATACTTTTAATAGAAAACATTTATTGTTTTTAATAATTATAATTTTATTATTTTTTATCTTAATGAAATAAATTATTCAATAACAAATATAACAAAATTTAATTTTATTTAATTATTGATTTTTAAATATTTTATTTCTTTTTAAATTTTAATTATCAAATTTACCAAAAAAGGGGGTTTAAAAAAATTTGAGCCCCCTTTTTTGGTAAATTTGTGTCGAATTACAAAAAATAATTTTCAGTTTAAATTTTAATTATCAAATTTACCAAAAAAGGGGGTTTAAAAAAATTTGAGCCCCCTTTTTTGGTAAATTTGTGTCGAATTACAAAAAATATTTTTTTGTTTTGAATTTAATTATATTAAATTAAAAAATATATAAAATATAATATTATATATCAATGGATAATATTTTTATTTGTGATAAATGTGGTAAAGAATTTAAGTATAAAAAATCTTTAATATATCATCAAAATAAAAAAATTCCTTGTGATAATAATACTGATAAATATAAATGTAATTATTGTAATAAAGAATTATCAAAAACAACAAAAATAAATAAACATTTAAAAACTTGTAAAATATATAATGAATATGAACTTAAACAAGAAAAGAAAAATAATAATAAAGAACTTAAAATATTAAATAATAAAGTTAAAGAAATTGAAATTTTTGTTGAAGAACAAAAGAATATAAATGAAGAACAAAAGAGTATAAATGAAGAACAAAATAATAAAATTAATGAATTAAAGAAAGAAATAGAAATATTAAAAAATAAAAATAATAAAATAAATAAAGAAGTTAATATGTTAAAGAAAATAATTAAAGAGGAGAAAAATAAAGAAAATAAGAATGTATATGATAAAATTAAAATATCAAAGGAAGATAGAATAAGATATTTAAAGAGTAATTTAAATATTTATGAATTAGTAGTTGATAAATTTATAAAAACATATTATCTTAATGAAAAAAAACCAGAAAATCATTTGTTATATATAACAGATAAGAATAGAAATAAAATAAAATATTATGAAGGTAATAAATGGTTAGATGGTGATAAAAGAATAATTTTAAGGAAAGTAATGAGAAATTGTATAATTCAAATATTAAATATTGATAGAAATGATAAAGAAGAAATTGAATTAGAAAATAATATTTGGAAATATACAAGTGAAGAAGCTATTGATTTATTTTATTTAAGAAGTGCTTTTGCTTTAACATCCAATGAAAGAGAAGATGAATGTAAAAGAATATATAATACAATATTGAGTATTATGAGTTCTGCAATTTATAATGGTAAAAGTATGATAGGTAATAGTATTCAAGAAGATAAGAAGATAAAAAAAATAATTAAATTAAATAATACTAAAGTTGATAAATTAAGAGAACAAGAAAATATTAATGAAGAAAAAATAGAAGATATTGAATTAGATTTAGGACATATGTGTAATTAATTTTTTTAGTGTTAAATAATAATAAAGTATTTTATTATAATAGAATAATATTTTATAAAAAATAAATTATGATGTAATTTATATGAATAGTTATTTTAATAATCAATACTATAATAATTCAAGTAATCAAAATGATAGAAATCGTGTTGGAGATGAATATTATAATTTTTTAAGAAATATTTATGATAAAAATAGTTTTGAACAACAACAAGAATTTAATAATTTCTTAAATAAATTACATTCAAATGAATTAAATCAAGAATTAGTAAATATGTTAATTAAATTAAGAACAGAGAGAGAATTAAAAGAATTAAATAATCAAAGATGTAAAGTTATGAATACATATCATAATGAAGAATTTCAAACTATTAATTCATCTGATAAAAATACAATAATAAAATTAATAATATTTTTTTTAATTTGTTATATTATTTATAAAAAATTTTTAAAGAAATAAATTATTGAAAATAATATCCAATTAAAAGAATTAGTGTAAAAACAACACAAAAATTTTTTATAGTTTCAAATATTCTATTACAAATATGTTTTCTTGATTTTTCAATAATTTCTAATTTTTCAATTCTATTATTAATTTCTTTAAATTGTTCTTTTAATAATAGAATTGAAATTTCATTATTTTGACATAAATTTAAAGGTGTTTCATTATTATTATTTTTAATAGAATAATCAAATTTATTTTTATTAATTAATTGTTTAATCAAATCAGCATTACTTGACATTACTAAATCGTGATAAATTGAATTTTTATTTTTATCTTTAATATCTAAACTTTCTTTAATATGATTATCAAAGATAAATTTGTAATAATTAAATTCTTTATCATCATTATAAGAAGTATAATTAATATCTTCATAATTTTTAGTATCATTTTCTTTATCTAAAATAATAGTAATATTATTATTATTTTTTGTAATAGTTAAATCATTATACTTACAATCAAGATTTCTCAAAATATCAATAAATTTTCTTTTAAAATCTCTTGTATCAAATAAACCATTTTTTCCTTCCATATCATCTAATAATTTATTATATAATGAATATTGATTAAAACTTGTATTTGGGTTAGAATATAAATATTTCATAATTTTACTTTCAATATCATCATAAGACATCTTTGAGAGATTTGACATTTTAAGCTAAGACTTTTAGTATATATCACTTTATTAAGACTTGATTAAATATTTTTTTCAATTTTTTTTATTATAGATACTAAAAAAAATTGAAAATTAGATTGTTTTATATATTAATAAAGGTAATAATATTGTGAAAATGTATCGTTTTGGTTCTTCTACTTCTACAACTACTGAAACTAATAATTCTTCTACTTTTACAACTACGGAAACTATTAATTCCTCTGTTTTAGAGGCTATTGGTAATAATAATATTAAAAGAGTAAAAGAGTTAGTTGATATAAATAATGTTAATAATATTTTAAATGAAAGATTAAATTGGACTGCTTTAGATTATGCTTTATCTAAAAAAAATCCTGATAGAGAGATACTTGAATATTTAATTAGCATTACAAATGAAAAAATTAATCATTTAAATATTACTAATCATAGTCTTTTAACCAAAATTAAAAATGATAAAAAAGATAAAAAAGATAATGATAAATTAAAACATGAAAAAATTATAAATGATATTTTAGTTAAAGAAAATAGTGATTTAAAAGAAAATAATAAGAAATTAAAGAGAAAATTAGATGAAAGTGATGAAGCATTTGATAATTTAAAACATGAAAAAATTAGAAATGATATTTTAGTTAAAGAAAATAGTGATTTAAAAGAAAATAATAAGAAATTAAAGAGAAAATTAGATGAAAGTGATAAAGCATTTGATAATTTACTTAAAAAATCTAAAAAGTAATAAATTATTTTTATACTATTAAATATTTTTTTATTTTACTATATTATGTCATCTTATAGTGGAACTTTTCAATACACACAACCAACAACTGATTATAATGCTTCAGATAGTCCATTTGTAAATACAGATGGAAGTTTTACAACTTTAACAAAAACAACAAGTGTTAGTGGTTCAAATACAATAGTATCATGGGCTTATGTTTTTGATGATAGTGGAAATTCATCAGTAGATGGTTTATATTTAAATGGAACAATTACAACTCCAGAGAATATGACTATAGATGATTTTAGTAGTATTCCTATGTCAAGACAAGGAAGTCAATTTAGAAGTTATACTGGTTCATTTCCTTCAACAAGTACTAATATCCCTACATTATTAGCAAATACTTCTTGTTTTGAAATGTTTTATGGAGCAAGTAATTTTAATCAAAATATTGGTGATTGGGATACATCAACAGTTACTAATATGAGTTATATGTTTTATGATGCTTATACATTTAATCAAAATATAAGTTCAAAAATAGCAAATAATGGAAGTGATTATTTAGCTTGGAATACTTCAAATGTTACTGATATGTCTCATATGTTTGAATTTTCAAATTTTGATTCATCAAATGGAGATTTTAATAATGGTGAAGTAATAACAACTGGTGATGCTGGAAGTATTCCTTTATACTGGAACACAACAAATGTAACTACTATGGATTATTTATTTAAAGGACAAAGAAGATTTAATCAATATATTGGAACTAAATATGTAACAATTACAAATGGTTCAACAACATATAATTTTATTTCTTGGGATGTAAAAAATGTTACAATTTTTAGAAGAACATTCGCTTATGCTGAAAGTTTTAATAATGGTCAAAACTCAAGTGGCACAACCGCACCATTAAGATGGAATACTGAAAAAGGAACCACAATGGAATATATGTTTGGAATTTATAATGAGTTAGTTAATAATGGAATATATAATCAACCAATGATTAGTGAAAGTGTAACATTGGAAGATAGTATAACAACATATATTTCATGGGATACATCTAATGTTACAACTATGATTAATATGATTCAAGCTGTTTATAATTTTAATCAAGATATTGGAAGTTGGGATGTATCTAATGTAACAACCATGGAAGGTATGCTTTATGATGCTTATACATTTAATCAAAATATTGGAAGTTGGAATATAAGTAGTGTAAATAATATGAGTAATATGTTAGATAATACTAACTTAAGTATAGCTAATTATAGTGATACACTTATTGGATGGAATAATTTATCAAATACACCTTCTAATATTACATTAGGAGCTTCAACATTAACTTATAATGATGATGGAGAAGTAGCACATAATAATTTAACAAATAGTCAAGGAACAAATTGGACCATTAATGATAGTGGTTTAGCTTGTGTTCATGAATCAACAGACTTTTTATGTTATATAAATAATGAAGAAAGATATATTAATATTAAAGATATTAAACCAGAATTTTTGGTTAAAACATATAATGAAGGATATGTAAAAGTAAAACATATTTTTAAACAAAAATGTTTTAATAGTGAAAAAAATACAATGAAAAAATTTTTTGTTATGGATAAAAGTAAAAATGATTTATTAACAAAGGATTTAATTATCACTGGAGGACATAGTGTTTTACTTGATAATTTAACAGAAGAACAATATAATACAATGAAATCATCAAAAACAAAATATATAAAAATGCATGATAAATATAAATTATTAGCATTCTTTAATGAAGATTTTGTAGGTAAAACAGATAAAAGTGAAGAAACCGTTTATTTATTAGTATTAGAAGCTGATGATGATTTTAAAGTATATGGTGTTTATGTAAATGGTGGTATGATAATTGAAAGCTGTGGAATGGCCATATGTAAGCAATTTGGATTACTATAAATAAAAATTGAAATAATTATAATTTCATATACATATAATAATTAATAATGACATCTCAAAAGAAATCATCAGGAAAAACAAAAAAATCTCAGAGTAAAATTACTAAATTTTTTAAAAGAGAAATTGATGTTTCAAGTGATATTGAATTTGATTTTTCAAATGATGAAACTTCAGAAAATTCAAATCCTTGTTGTTTTTGTGGAATTGAAATGGGACTTGATAGATTAAGTCAATATTGTTCCAGACAATGTCTTTATGGAAACTAAAATTCTAAAATAATTACGCTGATATTATCATCACTTCCTTTTTTGTATGCTTTTAATGCTAATACTTTAGCCAAATTATTAGATTTTTTATATTTAAACATATATTTAACTATATCTTCATTTGTTAAACTTTCTACTATTCCATCACAATTTAATATTATATATTTAATATCATTTGTTAAAATTTTTCTAAATATATCTGGTTCATGTGATATATAATTTATTTCAGAATCACCAATTCCACAAGATACACTTAATCCATTTATTCTACTTATTCCATAACTATCCTTTATTATTTTACCTCCCATACTCTCTATTCTTTGTCTTTCTTTTGGATTGTCTGGAGAATGGTCTTCTGTTATTTGTAAAAATTTATTATTTTTATATATTATTCCACATCTTGAATCACCTAAATTAATAACTTCCATAATTAATTTTCCATCATATTTATATATTATACTTATTACACAAGTTGAACCACTTCTATAAGCTTCTTTATTTTCCAAACATTTTCTTTGTAATATTTCAAATACTTTAATATGGAAATTATCATTAAATGGATATTTATATTTTAAATTACCATATATTTCTGGAATATTATTAGATAAAAATTTTGATATACAATCACCCTTTCCTTCAACTTCTTCTCCATGTCCGTCATAACAACCTAAAATAATTATATCATTTTTACTTTTATCATTACCATTTATATTATTAAATATAGTGTGTGTGTCTTGATTAGTTTTTCTTCTACCAGTTAAAGTCCAAAAATGAATTTTCATATAACTATTATATATAAAATATAATT